CTACTGAGCATGGTGGGGTGGTGGCTGCTTTCGGAGCAGCAGGGGCAATAACAGGTCGTAATGCTGGCCTTCCGGGCTTAGATAGATTCAGCGGATGCGTAATAATTGACGATGCTCATAAACCGGACGAAACGAGTTCAGATTTAATCCGAGAAAGTGTAATTACAAATTTCCGTGAAACGATTCAACAGCGTCCCCGGGGTATCAATGTTCCCATAGTATTCATAGGACAACGGCTTCACGAACAAGACTTACCGGCTTACTTCCTTTCCGGTGAGGACGGCTATAATTGGGATAAAGTGATTCTGAAGTCACTAGATGAAGCTGGAAATGCGCTTTATCCCGAAGCCTTCCCGTTAGAAATGTTGCTCATTCGGCAAGAGAAAGACAGATACGTTTTCGCATCACAGCATCAGCAAGACCCACAACCTGCTGGCGGTGGACTCTACATGACAGAAGACTTCCCACTCCTCTCTGAAGAACCTAAGTTTGCAATGACCTTCATTACCGCAGACACAGCAGAAACAGAAGACCCACGCAACGATGCAACCGTGTTCTCGTTCTGGGGCTATTACAACATCGAGACTGAAGGACGAAAGACTAATGTGTTCGGCTTACACTGGATAGCGTGTCGTGAAATGCGTGTTGAACCTAAGAAGCTTGAAGGTGAATTTCTCGATTTCTGGCAAGACTGCGCACGACACGAGAAGCCGCCGATGGTTGCATTCATCGAGAAGAAATCCACAGGCGTAACTTTGATTTCAATTCTCAAAGAAATGCGCGGATTAAAGATTCGTGAAATAGAGCGCACACGTAAATCAGGGAGTAAGTCTCAGCGATTCATCGACATTCAGCCTTACATTGCAGCTAAACAGGTGTCATTGCCTTTGCATGGTATTCATACGGAAATGTGTATCAAGCATATGACCAGAGTGACTAATAATGATTCACATGCGCACGATGATATTTGTGATACTTGTGCAGATTCTGTACGTATTGCATTGATAGATCGAATGTTAATCGGATACACCAATAAGTTTTCAGACTGGAAACAAACAACAAGCGCGGCGCTGACTCAGCAACAACGGCTCAATGCTTTAAAGAAAAAAGCCTATTCCAAAAGGATTTGAAAATGGCAATTGCAGCGAAGTATACCTCTCAACTGGATAAGATTAAAGACTCTGTGGAACAGGCTTATACCTACTTCAGACCAAATTATGAACGCTATCACCAGTTCATGCGGTTCGTCTATAAGTCAACGCTGACTGAAGATGATATCGCTGTGCTTGCAACACTCGGCCGACCTCAGATTGAGTTCAATATGATGGAAGCCTATATCTCAAGATTACGAGGTGAGTTCTCACGCATGGAGCCAGGTGTCGTTATACGCTCGAAAGACGGCTACGATGATGTTGACCCTCAACTTATTACAGTCCTAGAGGCGCATTTTAAATCCATTCTAAGCGACCCTGATAACGATGGCATGAGCTACGATGTCTATACAGACTTGCTGGTAGGCGGTTTCTCAGTCGTAGAAGTTTACACTGATTACATCTCAGAAATGTCCATGGATCAGAAAATTTGTATCCAGCGAGCATTCGACCCAACACTATGCGGTTTTGACCCATTAGCTCGTAAATCGCACAAAGGCGACGGTAATTTCTGCTTTCAATTGTTTCCCAAAGAAGCTGAAGACGTTGAAAGAGAATACGGCTCAAAAGCACTGAATGGATTGAAGTACGCACGTAGCTTCTCAGGCTTCAACTGGTCATATCGATCAGCTAAGAAAGATATCGTCCTGCTCTGCGACTACTACAAGAAAGATTTCAAGAAACAGAAAATCACCAAGCTTTCTAATGGCCGTGTTGTTAGCGTGAAACATTATGAAGAATTGCTCGAAATGTGGGAGAAGGCCGGACACATCGAACAGGCTCCAATTCCAATCGGCAAGACAAGAGAAACAATACTTGAGGAAATCACTAGGCATCGGTTCTCAGGTGCAGAGCTTATTGATGTCACCAAGACGAATTACAAGATGCTGCCGCTCGTATTTTTTGACGGCAACAGTGCTATCCTGCGCGATAACAGTGATGCCTCTGCTGAACAAATGACCAGACCTTACATTTACAACGTGAAGGATGCTCAACGACTGAAGAACTACGCTGGACAGTGTCTTGCGAATGAGCTTGAGAACACGATTGAGCATAAAATCGTGGCTTCCGTGGAATCTGTCCCTGAAGACTACCTAGATGCTTACATTAATGTTCAGAAGCCGGCTACGCTGCTTTACAACGCATTTTACGATGGCGATCCTAATTTCCCATTAGTGCCTCCACGTGAAATCATGCGCACACCAATTCCACCTCAGATTAGCGAGACCTTCCAAATGTCTGACAATCTCATACAAGGCATCTTAGGAAGCTATGACGCTGCGTTAGGGATTCAGAACAACGAACTATCAGGGGTAGCGATTATGCAGGGTGCTATGCACTCTAACGCTGCAGCAATGCCTTATACCGTAGGATTCATGAAGGGCTGGAACCGTGTATGCCAGATTAACCTTGATTTGATTCCAAAGTATTACCTGACTCCAAGGTCACTCCCAACTGTTCATCCTGACGGCAAGCGTTCATATCAGGTGATTAACAAGGTTGGCAATCCCTTCATGAATTACGATCCACTCAGTCTTGATATTAAGGTTGAAGCTGGTGTGAACTTTGCAGTTCAGAAACAGATTAGTCTTGAGACGATTATTCAGCTCATGCAGACATCTGAAGCCTTTGCCGCCTTTATTAATACTAAGGGTCTTGGCATCTTACTGGATAACATTGAAATCCGTGGCATTGACGGTCTACGTCAAGCTGCTGGTGAGTTCATGAAAGAGACTGAACAACGGCAAGCTCAAGCACAGCAAATGGCTCAACAAGAAGCACAGCAACAGATTGACCCTAAACAGCTTATGGCTATGCAAGCTCAAGCGGAAATGGCGAAGGTCAAACAGAAGACTGATGCTAGACAGCAAGAGACTCAGGTTCAGTTGGTTAAGATTTCTGCAGATGATGCAGTTAAGAACAAGATGGCTGATATTGAGATGCTCAAGGTCATGGCTGATATTGATGGTGCTGGTGTTGATCAAGCGTTGAAGCAAGAGAAGGTTGATGCTGAAAATTCGCGCACTGCCGTGGAAATGGCTGTTAATGTAAGCTCTCATCATCACGACATCGCGAACGCTGACCGTGACCATGAGTTGAAAAAGACCGAGGCTAAAGCTAAGAAAACTTCAAAAGGAGATAAAAAATGAGAGATAAACCAAAAGGTGGGATGAAACAGAAGCCTAAAAATAAGAAGGTTAAAGGGGCTTATTGAGAAATTTTATTGCAAATAATATTATATTAATATAATATGTATTGATTGCCACAAGTGTCTAAGAAACGCTTGTGGCATGGGGATTCGTAACGATCAATTACAGGAGTAGTATGTAACATGTCTACTAAAAAAGCAAAGACTTTTAACTCGCAAGTCTACGAACTAGCCTGCAAGCACCTTAAATTAAAACGCCGAGAAAAAACGATATTCTATCGCTTACTTGGTTTTCTGATTCGTAACGATAAACCTTTTCCTTATTCAGTACCCTCATTATCAAAAGTTACCGGCTACGGCAGAACTGTTATTTTTGAATCATTAAATATATTAGAAAGATTTGGATTAATAAATCGAGCAGGATTAGGCCCAAAACGAAAATTTCACCCTGGACATAAGTTGGTAGATTATTTTGCAACCGTCCGGAATCGTACAAATAACGACCTGTATAATATGTTTACAACCGTCCGGATTCCGGACTCAAAAGTTGTACAACCGTCCGGAAACCGGATAGATGAAAACATCTTTTCTTTAAAACTTAAAGAAAAGGAATTTTCACAATCAGAACTTCAAGAGATAAACTACTACAAGAAAAACCCAGACATATTAATTTTAGAAGAACACAAATATTTATTTAATAAAACTTAATATTGTTTAATCCCTGTTCCATTTACATAAAAAGTTGCTATACTCAAATTTATAACCCGACTAGCGGGATGAATTTCTAGGTCATACACGCAACTATGCGGATAAAATAGTCGGCACTATCACGGATGGTAGGTCACACGGTCACGCCGGAAACAGTGAGGTTTCAAATGGACGCAAAGGATATTGCAGAAGAATTGCAAGAAACTGATTTAGTTGTGGAGCCAGAGGACGTAAAGAAGTCCGATGACGCACTTCCTGAGAAAACGCTAACTGTTTCCCAAGTGAACGACCTTGTAAAAAAGGCGAAACTTAAAGGGGAACGGAAAATGCAAGAGCAATTAGACGCAGCAAAGCTTCAAATCGAGCAGCTTCAGGCTCAACAAGCACAGCAAGCTCCTGAACAGCAACAGGCACAACCACAGCAACAGCCGCAACAAGGGCAGATGCAAGGGATTGACCCAGCGCAGTTACAGCAGCAAGTCATGCAAATGTTTGCACAGAAGCAGCAAGAGGATGAGCAGAAACGGCATTCTGATCAGCTTGAAAAGGAAGTGAATGATGTAGCTCAACAGTATTTCGGCAAGATGGCTCAAGGTAAAGATTTATTTGAAGACTTTGAATCAATGACTGCTGATTTTAACCCTGCTGAGTTTCCACAATTAGTCTTTTTAGCTAATCAAACGGATAACACTGCGGCTCTAATTTATGAGTTGCGGAAGAACCCAGGTAAATTAGCTAACTTAGCTTTATTGGTTGAGCGATCACCCAGTCTAGCTAGGAGCGAAATAGCAAAGCTTTCCGAATCAATTAAGCGGAATGATGAAGCTAGTCGCAACTTGCAAGAACCACAAGACCCCTTAAACCGTCTGAAATCTTCCCCCGTGGGAACAGGCAGCGGCACAAAGAATGTGCGGGATTACAAGGAAGCCTCCTATTTAAGAGGCTAGTAATCCAACTTAACGGTCATGTCTGTTCCTTGAATATGGATATTCATTGGAGAAAGACATGGCCGTTCCAAATAACATTTTACAACAAGTACAAACCTATCAGCTTAGTAACCTTGCTTACCTACAGAACTTAAACTGCTTCGTTTCAAGTGCTAACACTAAATTTAAAGGGTTCGAAAGCTTTTCGGGCAATTTGGGTGATACGGTTACATTTGATTTACCACCTCGCTTCACAACTGCCAACTCTTTAGTCGCGACCTTCCAGTCTGCTGATCAACGAGCTGAAAGCATTACTGTTGATAGAGCAAAGAACGTATCTTATGCCTTCACTGCACAACAGTTCATTTTCAACGTAGAAGAATACATGACTAAGTTTGGTAAATCCGCTGTCGAGGAATTATCTGCTGAGATTGAATCTGACATTGCGGCTACCTGCGTAGAAGCCCCTTACCGCTTCTATGGTGACGGTATTACTGCAATTAATTCTTATGGCCAATTATCGGCGGCACTTGCCATGTTCCGTAACTACGGCACTGCTAAAGATGAGACTAAGTTCTATATAAGTGACATTGCGCAATCAGCAATCGTGAACACTGGCTTAAACCAATTCACGATGGAGCGTAACAACAAGTCTGCAAATTCTTGGGATGTCGGTGATTTCAACAAAGCTGCTTTCTACGTGTCTAACTTGCTACCTGTGCACACTGCTGGAACATTAGGTGAAGCGGGTACTGTATTGACTGTGACATCGGTTGTTAAAGATGCGAACGATGCGGTAATTCAAATCGTCTGCTCTAACGCTGGTACAGATGCAAATGCGATTAAACTGTATGACAAAGGTCAATTCGCTGACGGTGTTTCTGGTCAAACTAACCTTCGATACCTGACTTTCATTGGTCACAAGGTATCAAGCAACCCTGTTCAATTCCGTGTTACTGCTGATGCGGCTTCTTCTGGTGGTAACGTCACGATTGATGTAACACCTCCTTTGAAGTCGTCTGCTGGTGCTGATCGCAACTTGAACGTGGCGATTGTGGCGAACATGCAATTAACACTGTTGCCTTCTCACAGAGCGGGGATGATTACTGCTGGGAATCCGTTGTACCTGGCTATGCCTCAGTTGCCTGAAGAAGTACCATTCCCTACTGGTAACTCTGTTGATCCTGATACTGGCGTTTCTTTGCGCATGTACCATGGTAGTCTGTTTGGTCAAAACCAACGTGGGTCAATCTGCGACTGTATTTGGGGCAGGAGGGCCGTGCCAGAGTACACAATGTCAGTAATTTTTCCCTTATAATTAAAACACTCATGTTTGGGGTGCATTTATTTTACCCCAAACATAACTGGAGGGCATAAAGCCCTCCTCTCAAATAAGGATATTTAAAATGGCTCTTTCAACACCAATCGCAGTTGCAGGATTTAACTATATCAACGGCCTGAAGCTGTCCTACACTTCGACCACAACCTTAACCGTTACCGCTGGTAGCTGCCGAAACTCAACTAACGTCACTGACATTAGCGTAGGTCTGGCACTCAACGTATCCGCAACACAAACAGGCGTATTACCTGTAACTGCTGGCACTGGCTCAGTCGTTATCAGTAGTGCTAGGGCTGGTGCTACTGGACTTGATACAGGTACAATTGCTAACAGTACATTCTATGCGGTCTATGTAATCGGCGATAGCACTCAGATTAAAGCTGGTTCTGCATTGATTTCTGCAAACCTGACTACTCCTGTATTACCTGCTGGTTACGACATGTTCTTCCGTATCGGCTTCGTCAAAACCAATGGCTCCGCTCAATTCCTTATTTTCCGACAAGACGGTATCGGTCTTGACAGATGGATGTGGTATGACGCTCCTATTGCGACTGATGTTACCGCTGGTTCTTCTTCAACTTATGCTGCTGTTGATGCGAGTGCTGGCTTACCTGCTGCTACACCAACAATGGTCAACTGGTACTGTGCGTTCACTCCGACTGCTGGTGATGATACGTTGATATTGGTTCCAGGTACTTCAACTGCAACTCTAGGCTATGCAACGATGTCTGGCTCTGTAGCTGCTGTTCTGAAAACTGGAAATCTAATCTGCCCAACAGACTCACCAAGTGCAGACGCGATTGACTACAAAGTCATCGGCACTGCTGTTGCGATTTCTGTTGCGGCGTACTTAGATCAATTGTCAGTATAAGGAAATGCCATGGCCTACACGACCTTGCAGCTTATTAACAATGCCTATTATCAATCGGGCATTGTTTCACGGGGCTTTGAAACTGTGTCAGGCCAACAGGCCAATGACGGGTTAGAGTTCCTTAATGACTTACTTCAGGACAAGACTGTAGAAAACGGTCTTGTTCCTTATTACACCAAATATGATTTCACAGCGGTAACGGGTCAAGAGGCTTACTTCATAGCCGATCTGATTAGCGTTGACACCTTTGTCTTCTTCATCGATACAGTTCGATACCAGACAGAGAACAGAGCTAGACGAGAATACTTTGGTTCATCACGAGCTGACAACATTCAGTCATTGCCGGGTAGCTGGCACATGGAGCGAACCTTCGGTGGTGCGAACATCTACATTTACTTCAAGCCGAATACGACTTACCCATTAACGCTTTGGGGTCAATTCAGGCTTAGTGCTGTTACGATTAACCAAGATTTATCGCTTACCCTTGACAGGTTCTTCATTGACTATCTTAAATTCGATTTAGCCAATCGCCTATGCGCTGAGTATAACTACAGTGTGCCACCTGGTGTTGCTAAGACTCTGAGTAAACTTGAGGATGCAATTAGTAAGAAAAGTGGCCCGATGGATTTGAATTTGATAAAATTGTCTACTTTACAGAGACGCGGTGGGATTAATTATGCTCAAGTAAATTTAGGACAAGGTTGGGTCTCGTAATGTACAATTTGTATATTATTTCACAAGGATTGTAATGGCGATAAGCACCCCAGGAGCCACAGAGGTTCCAGTCAAAATCGTTGGTTCCAGCATATTTGGTCGCCACAGTATCATTAGTGATGAACGAACGTACAATATGTTCATTTCAGATGAGTGGCTAATTAACTTCGCTGGCTACGATCAAGCGGTAGAAATCCTGTTGGCTGGAGTTGAAGGTCGAGGGCTATTCCATTCGACCAGAGGAAACTTCCTCTTAGCGGTCATAGGGGCTATCGTCTACAGAATTGACCCTGGTCTTGGCTTCAGAAGCTTTGCATTCACCTTGTCAACCACGACCGGTGAGGTGGTCATGGATGAAAATCTAAACTCGCAGATTGCTATCGTTGATGGCTCGGCTAAAGCTTACATTTACAATTACAAGATTGATGATGTTCAACTGATTAACTTTGGTTTGCCAGCCCAAACATTTATTCCAAATTACGTTACCTACCACAATACCTATTTCATTTTCGGTAACGGTATTCAAAACTCAAGCGGCTCTCAATGGTTCATATACAAATCTGACTACACTGAAGCCGCACCAAGCACAGCTTATGATTTAAAATTCGTTGAAGTCCTGACATTGCAGACTAAGCCTGACTTTGCTAAAGCCGTGATTCGGATTCCAAGTCATGGTAATAACATACTGGTTCTAGGCTCAACGGTTTGTGAGATTTGGCAGAGCGTGGCTGGTAAGCAGATTTATCAACGGAACCCGTCAATCAACATCGATTACGGTGTAGCCAGTGTTTCAACGATTGCCGCCTCAGATGATATGGTGGTATGGCTGGGAATCAACGAGAAATCCGCACCTGCAATCATGGTCATGGCTGGTGGTCAAGCGAAACGAATCTCGACCGATGGAATCGATTACATTCTAGCGCGAGTGAAAAGACCTGACGTATCAACAGCAATGTTCTATCGTCAAGACGGCCACATATTTTACATCCTTACCTTCTATCACGCTGATGATGACTTCTCCATAATGTATGACTTCACTACACAGAAGTTCTTCGACATCACGGATTGGGATTTCACGTATCATCCAGCCAGACAGATTGCGTACTTCAATAATGAGATTTACTTCATATCGCTGAAGCAAGGAAGCTTAATGCGATTGAGTACCGACTTAACCAGCATGTCCACCGATCTGCAAACCGATTATGAAGTTCCACGGATTAGAAGATGCGACACTTACCGACTACCCGGTAGCGAGCGATTCATCGTCAATCAATTCAGCTTCACGATCGAAAACGGGGTAGAGGCTGGTGTTGACTTCCAATACGAATGTGACGGTCATATCCTTGGTGAATCAAGCGGACAAATCATGTACAGTGAAGACGACCTGCCATTACTACTTGAAGGTGGTAACTGCGTGGTATACATGCCCAGAGTCGATGTAACGATTTCAAAGAACGGCGGTGAAACATACGGCAATCCAGTGTCCTACTTTATGCACGAAACTGGACACTATAAGAATCAACCACGGTTTAACCAGCTCGGTGAAGCTA